CTCTTTTTTTGGCAAGTCTATTTCTGGTTGGGCTGGGAGCTGAAAAAAAATTGAGGCTCGATTTGGTCTTCAACTAGGTAGGGGAGAAAGCCAGAAAATCCCTACGGAAAACATCCTCGAATGCTGGCTTGACACCTCAATTAAGCTTCTCACCCATGAGAATCAAGGAAAGCGCAACAGATATAAGGTGCTGTCGATCAACTGTGCGATCTCATCCACAATGTTTTGGATCTCGCTGTCTTGGGGTAATGCTTGTCGTGCCTGTTCTACATACTCACTCAAAGCCTCAAGCTCTTCCTTGCCTGTTGCTGCCGGTGCGTGGTACATCTGAGGGAACTCAGGGGTTGAATCAAACTTACCCATCATGGCTTCTGCTAATTGGTCTACCAGCTCAGGAATACCTTCATAAAACGCGCCTAATGCTTGGTGTTCGGCATAGCTCTTTGATTGCCAATGCAGCAGGTGGGTGTTGGTTGCTGAGTGCAACATGACCAATAGGAATTCGCTTGCGTCATTCATCTCTTAGCTCCAATGTGTTTCAGCACTCGTAAGGCAGCTTCTACCTTCCAAGGCTTTGTACTGATTGTATCGGCTATGTTCCACCATTCGTTTACTTGCTTGAACCATGCCTTGTCGAACATTTTCTTTTTTTCTGTCTTCGACATGGGGCCAGTATCTAGCCATGTGTGGCATTTGTAGCAACCCCACACACTCATGCAGTCATCAGCTTTGAGGCCACGGCCTTTGCCATGTACAAGCTCATTACTATGACATGCCACAGTTGTTGAGCCTTCATCACCATCGCAGTACGGATGGCACTCAAGAAGGCACTTCTGGCCTTGCGCCAGCTTCAGTAGGTCAGGGTCGCGGTACATCAGTTCATTGCCCTCGCCTCAACTCTTGTATTAAATTGTTGAGTTTTCCAGAATTCAAACTTAAGCTTGGCTGCTTCCATACGCCACTTTATCTCATGCTCTACAGCCACAGCCTCTTTCAATCCACGTAGAACCTCTACATAGTCTGGGTGTGCGTAAGCATAAGCTTCCTTGTTGCCCAGAGTTCCTGTCTCTTCTGACATCAGCATGGCTTTCTTGGACTTTAAGAAGTTCTCAAGGTAGGTAGTCTGCGCCTTTGCTTCTGCAAACTTAGGGGCGTTATCCCTAATATAGTCAATGCATCTCATTGCTTCTTCTTCAGTCATTTCTTTTCTTTCTCTAGTTGTTCAATACGTTTATCAAGGGCTTTGATTTTCTTTTCAAGCTCCTCAAGGGTTGCCTTTTCTTTGTAGCTAACCTCTCGATATGGGACTGTGATACCTATGAATTTTCTCATTTTCTACCGCCTCCACGTTTGCGCCAGCCACTCATGTATTCTTCTCTTTGAGTTTGGCTTCTGCCCACCAGACAGCCGATTCAAATGCTTGCCGATTAACCCAAGATGAGTTACAGCCTCGTTCTATGTCCTCATCCGTCAGCCCAACCCATGTGCGTTGTTGTGGCTCATCTTCAAACAAATGCTGCGCTCTTACCCTTGCTGAATAGGGGGCTGTCTCAATCTTTGCCACAACATCGTCACCACCTAGCAACTTGACCATTTCATTCATGGCTGTAATTGCTATGCCACGTTGGGTGGCAACGTCTTGGTCTTCAATGTATGTTTGATATAGCAACGTGATTGCTTCTTCAATTTTTGGAATGTTCATGTCTTACTCCTTGCTGAGTCCTCAGCTTCGCTTGCGGTAATGCCGTGGGCGGCTTCGGTCAACGCTATTGCAAGACTTATGCTGTCTCCGCATTCGTTATGAATACGCATTTGCTGCTCCCATGTCAGCGGCTTGCGTTGTTGTTGCGAGAGTCCTCGAGCTTCGCTCTGCGGTGGTGTGGGTCGGGTGGCAATCAGCGTTGCAACATCAGCGTATTTGACCCATTCTCCTGATTGGTCAAGTTCCATGCGGATGCGATCTTCTCGGAATATCTCAGGCTCGTAACGCAAAACTTTTTCAAGTTGCACCTTACCCTGCTCTTGCTTAAACATAACAGTGGCAGGTTCAATGGATGCTTTGCTTCGTGGAACGCCATTGGCATCAATGTAAAGATTTGCACCGCATACACACTCATAAGGCTCACCCTGCTCTTGCTTGGCTAGTGCTTCTTCTAGGGCTTTAATGGTTGCAATGTGCCGACATAACTCTGCTTCCTTTTCTCGAATCCATGCGTCAGCCGCGTCTCGTTCAATTGCTTTATTTACTTCAATCTCCAAAAGCCCTTGACTTGATTTCAACGCCTCAAGCGCCAGCTTCATTGCTTCTTTACTCATAGGTTGCCTCCGCATCCATGCAAAACATTTCCAATATTTCATACAACTCAACACATCTGTTTTGCCAAGCAATAGCGTTGTTTAATGCTTTCAAAAACAATTCACGCTCTTTTTCTAGTTCACTCATAGCGGAGCCTCTGGCAGTTGTGCGCGTTGCGCTTGTTGGTACGCTTGTTCTTGCTGTTTTGTCCAAGGGACAGGTGGATAGCTAGGGAAGGGCCAATTCATTACATTTCCTTTTCAATTAATGCTTGAACACCTGCGTCCAAGCTTCCATTACCCATTTCTTTAAGTAACATAAGTTGAATTCTATTGAGTTTTAACTGTACAGTCAAGCCATCTGTTGTTTTTTCTTCAACTTTTTTCCAAGGCTTACGTCCAGCACCACGCCTAGCGCCACCCCAAGTGTTCCTTGGTCCAACAAAGGACTCCTTGAAGTGGTCAGGTTTCTTGTGATACCTGTCGTAGTCAGACTCCTTTTCTTTGAAGTCCAACCCGTCCCAATCGACAAAGTGCTTACTGTTGCTCACGGCGTAAATACTCCGCTAACAACAACGCCTCTGCCCTGCCATTGTCTTTTTTACGCGACAGTGGCGCGTTAGGCCAAAGCTCTCTTGCCAGCTCTAAAGAATGGTTCTTGTCTGAATCGAGCTTTAAAGCTTTTTTCCACTTCTGAGGGGTAACCAGATGCCAAGGACAATTAAAGCGCTCTGTGATCGCTATAGCGGCTCCAAAAGCCATTCCAAACTTAAAGCTGGAGCTGACACCTTGACCTGGCATTGAATGAACAGACTCAATGATGATTTCCAAGTCTTGTCGGTCAATGGCTTGGCACATCTCTGCCCAAACAGCGCGGGAAAGAATGTGCTTCTCGTTGTGCAGCATGTCGCCACATGATTGGTACTTGCCATTGTGGTCAATCAAGCCCCAAGCACCTGTAAACCCCGGATCAAGCCCCATGTAAAACATAATTTTTCCTTTCTTCTATACGTTGCTGTCTAGTTTTTCTTCTTCCACGCCTAACGTCATAAATGAGTGAACGTGGCAATTTGCAAATTAGTGCAACATAAGAATCAGACAGCTTTGGATTTCTTGCAATAAAAATCTGCAAACTTTCAATTTGACTGTCTGCGTATTTAGCTCTTGGATGTGTCTCTCCAGCTTGCCAAGTACCGTGTCCAAGTTTGTCTGAAATGTTGTTTCTCTGACTATCACTTCGCAAATTTTTGCAATTATTGTTGGTTTTGTTGTTGTCGTTATGACAGCAAACCTCTCCAATCATTAAAGGTCCAACATAAAGCTCATAAACAAGCCGATGCACATAAAACTTTTTCTGTTTTTTGTTGATAGAAAGCGCAATCCTGAAATATCCATCCTTGTCTAAGAATGGCTTCATTGTCTTATCGCCTTTCTTTATGACTCCATCAAGAAAAACTTTATATCCGTGAAAGTCTATTCCTAAATACATCATGCTTCACCTCTATCCGCTTGCGCTCTTGCTCGGATTCGATTGGCAATGCCCACTGCTGTTCCATTTTGTAGAGGCATTGAAGTTAACGATATGTGTAGTTGAAATCGGCAGTCTTCTGCCACCTTTGCACACGCCTCACGCTCTTTAGCTGCTACCAGTTTGGCAAAGGCTACAAGGTCTGTCAGATAAGTGCATGAAATGTACGCCATATCAAACTCAGTTATTAGTTGAGCTTCTTGCTCTGAAATCCATGCCTGCTTAGCTATCTCAATGATTTCATCTTGTGTCATGCGTACTCCAATCGTGTAATGCGGCGCATACGTCCATGCTTTTCTTCGTTGTCCACCATGTCGATGGCCTGTTCCATCTTCTTAACAGGGCAGTTCTTTAGCTGTTCATCATGCAACTCAAGGATGGTTTGGACAATGCTTATCTCTTCACCTTTGAAGATAAAGCCCTTGCCACTCACACCACGCTGTCCAAGGTCGTGCATGGCTTGCTGTGCTTGCTCAATCTCTGGCAACCAATCACGGCCTAGCTGGAGCTTGGCTAAAGCCTCTGCTATGTTGGCCATCTTGATCAATACGTCCACATGATCAGAGTCACCACGGCCCTCTCGAATCTCGTCAAAGGACACATGGTTTTGCATTGACAGCTTAGTACCTGCTACCGGCACATCGGCTACTTTGAGTAGGCCAGACTTTACGTAGTGCATGGTGTCATAGCGGATTGGCTTTGGTTTGTATTTCTTTCTCACTTCTCATCTCCTTCAGCTTGTCTGCTATTTCTTTTCCTATCCCAATCCACAGACCACTTGAATCCGCCTCCAACTCCCGCGTCCTCCAGCGAGCTTGACCTAACATAGCAGGATTGAGGGCCATCTGTGCGTAGTGTTCTACAAGGTGTTGACGAGAGTTTGTTAACGTCCAAGTCTCCAGTTGTATAGAGGGCTTCATTTATCTTTCCTTGCGAGAAGTACATCCCCATTTTTACTTGGTTCAATATCGCGTGTGCAGTGTTCTTTTCCATTCAATTCCTTTCGACCACAGTTATCCTAGGGTGGATAGTGGGGTTCTATCCTTTCCTCTCCAGACTCTTTATTGCATTAAATACACAAAAAGCCCCAAGTGCGCATGACGGGTTTATTCACTTATACACAAAGCCTAGTTGTCCACCTGAGTTACTTTGTGCTTCAACAGTCGCTAAACCAACGCTGTTCGCCTTTTGCACTGGGGTGTATCAGTGTGCGGTGTTTCTTGACTTGCCACCCCATGCAGGGCCTGTAACGTAACGAGAGTCAATCGGTCACCGTAGAAACAAAAAAGCCGCTTAGTACAGTATTCGGGTGGAAACCTAATGAGTTGTCTCAATAGGCCAAATACTGTCTTAAGCGGCTTCAACATGTTGTTTTCCACGACAACAGTTTTAATATACCACTAATGCAGGTTATTTTGCACAGCAATAGAATTTTTTAACGCACGTAGTTTTTCAGCAACATTTGCTGGCATACCTACAGCACGTTTAGTGTCCTCTTCAATCTTTGCCAATGCTGGGTCCTTAAACGTCACATTGACATTGACTGTCATCTCAGGTACTTCAGCACCATCCCAACGCATTTGGTTGATGTAGACCAGCGGGGCAGGGATGAAGTCGCCATTGGCTTTCTTCCATGC